TATGTTGACAACCTTCGTTATGTACTGAGTTCTAGTGTTTGTCATTTCTCTAATCATAATATACAGTGCTTTCTTATTAAAATTTTCTATATTGTCTCGTTCTCTAAATAATTGTATAACCGCATACGCTATTTTTCGATCCCTTTCACTCTTAAAAACCTTCGGTATCTGCTTATCATAGTGTTCTATAAATGCCTCCATAAATACAGACCTTTGGTCATTAAAATCTCGTTTCATTTCCTCGTTTGTTACATCTCGCTGTGTATCTATAGCTAGTACAGGAGCTTTTTCTTTCATTGCTTTATAATTTTTATTATTGTTTTGTATTAAATAATTTTTTGCAACAATACTAAAATATGAAAAAGCTTTACCTTTTCCTTCTTGAAATTTTGGTAGTTTTTCCAACATAAATGCAACAACTTCTTGTTTCAATTCTCTAGCACCATAATCAAAATAATAAAACTTAAATGTGTGAATAATATTTTCGGAAAGTTTATCTAGTGCTCTGTGTATGTGTTCATTAAATACTTTATTTCTTAATTTATATTCGGTCTCAGCATTATATGCAATTATAGCTGCTTCTGTTATAGGCGTAAAGTACATTTTATTTTTTCTAGGTCTACCTCTTCGCTTTCCTTTGGCAGCTAAAATGGCAATTCTTTCTTCTTCGTCTTGTTGTATTTTCAAGTTTCTATAAAACAATTCTACGGGCGATAATTCTTTTTCTAATTCCATTATAATTTCTCTAAGCCTTCGATTATTCTTAATATTTGTTTGAATGTTTGGCCTACCTCATCATCTTGTTCAAATATTCCTTTGTGGTCAATTTTTCTTATTTGGTCTACAATAGTTTGCAAGTCTTCCCTAATAGTTACCACTAATTCGTCACTTTCCTCTATTGCTTCTTCATATACTTCCACTTTTTTTAACATATTAAAAGTAGAATATCCAAGAAAAATACACAATATAGATAATATGACAATTGTAATTATCAATTAGTACCTCCAAATAAGTCCTTAAATAAATCTTGAGCATTATCGTTTGCCATAGATATTTTTGGAGTCTTTTTCTTAAATGTTGGTGTTGAGCTTTTAACTAACGGAGCCGATGGAGTTGTTCCACCTGTATTCCATTTTTCAAACTCTATCATTGATGCCATGTGATCTGCTTGGTGCAGTAACAAAGGCATATGATTTCTAAGTTTTCTATCTTTATCCCAAGTTTTAAGATATGCCGCATTTCCTTCATCATATAAACCATCATGTGTCATAATTGCAATCATTTCATTTTGGGTATATTTTATACCAAACTCTTGCAATAACCATAGGCTACGATGCGGTACAGACATATTTTGAATATTTGGATTAACATTATATATTTTACCTTGGTTTTTTCTATGCCAATCACTAGGATTTGGTACATAGTATTCATTAGTCATATCACCAATTTTACCAAGGTCATGATTGAGTGCAGAAAATGCAAGTTCTTCAGTTGTATAACCACTCATATCTGCTCCCATTTCTCTCCATAAACTATATAGATGAGCAGAGCATTTCATAACTCTTAGTACATGGTCAACATATCCACCAATAAAGCAGTTGTGAAAATGTTCTATTCCTGATGCTGGAGCCATCATAATTCTATCATCAAAATTATTGTATAATTCTAATAATTTTACTTTTCTATCGCCATCAAACGTTTTGTCAATTTTTGATATTAAGTCGTTCCAGTTTTGTAGTATTGTTTCTTCGTCTAAATTCATAGTTATCCTATTACGTCAATTACACCTAAGTCTAAGGCCTCTGCAGCAGTTAAATAAAAATCTGATTTCATTTTATCTTCCCACCATTTTGCATCTTTTTTTGTTTTTTCACCTAAAAGATTATATATCTTAGTTTCAACAGCCTTTGAATATTCTAGGCCTGCTCTTACGTCTGATAGTTTTCCTTGTGAGAAAGTAGATCCTTGGTGAAACATTATGGTTGAGTGTTTAGATGCAGCTCTTTTTCCTGTTCCACATGCTAATATAATAGCTCCTGCAGATTGTGCTGATCCTCTACATATAGTATTTACTTTGGTTTCTATTAAATCCATGAAGTCAATCATACCAAACATTTCAGAAACATCACCACCAGGAGAGTTGATAATCAAATTTATAGATTCATCACTATACTTATCATCTCGTTCTCTAATAACAGTTCGTATACGAGTCATAAAGTCAAACAATGTATATTCAGCAATTTCACCTACTAAATACACAACACTTTCTGGTACCCAAACTCCTCTATCAGATTCTTCCCATCTTGAATTGGTTTCTTTTTGTGGTAAAATTGCAGTTGTTTCTACTTCTTTTCCTGGCATTTCGCGTTCTTCTTCGTATATTCCCATATTTCTCATATTAGTCAAATAATAATTTTATTTTTAGTTGTTTTGTATCTTTTTCTAAATTTGTATCTTCTATCTTACCGAAAGTTTCTCTCACAGATGTTTCATGGTATCCGATGGCATGAGCCATTCTTATACACATAATCTTAAACTCGTGACATGTCATATCTTTTGGTAATGTAAAGTCTATAACCTTTGCTTCTTTAGTAGATTCACCTCTACTATAAGTTAGCTTGTTTTGCATGTTTATTAACACATAAGTTCTCCATATTATCTAATTGATTAGTATAATATAAACAAAATATCTTAAACGGTAAAATAATTTAATACTTTTTTTCGAGGTACTCATCGGCATTGAATTTTCTAGGAAATTTTCCTGCTAAAATTCTTGTCTCGTACTTAATGTGTTTTTCAAAAACCTTTTTATCTTTTTTCCACCGTAAGGTGTTGTATTCTTTCTTAAGCTTAAATAACCTACTTCCTGCTTCTTGCTTTATTTTTAACTTGTCTTTCTTATTTAGCCTGTTTCCACTATCTTTGATTTCACTAGGCTTTAAAGATCCTTTTAATGCTGGCTGTTCTTCTCCTTTATGATATACAGTGCCATCTTTGTCGACATATACCGCCATCCATCTCCAACCTCTAGGTCGACCTGTAGATTTTTTTCCTAGTAGTTCTGGTCCTCCAAATTCGGCATTTAGTCCTTCCGATACGCATACATGACATGTTACTGCTAATGTGTCTTCACTACACTTTGACATTTGGCCGCAAAGCTTACATTCCATAAACTTATATAATTGGCCTTTTCTCTCGTTCCAAGCTGAGCCTTTTCTATATTCTACTAAATATTCAGGTTTATCCATTACATTCCTCTTTTAATTTTGTCATCTTCACCGTATATGTCTTCTGATGGAATTCCAGATCGTACTGACTTTTCAACCTTAAATGGTCCTCTAAATTCGTCTGGATCTCTTAATGATTCTAAATCATCCATTATTAAGTCTTCTTTTTCTATATTTGCTGTATTCCAGCTTGAAGGTATTGGGTAAGACTTATTAAATTCCATTCCTTCTGGTACAGACATCTTAATTTTAGGTTTTATTTGTGCAAAGGCCATGTTAGCAGCGACAACCAATGCTATTGCCAATGGATCAAATACAAACACAATCATTAGCAAAAACCAATTAACAACCGTGTTCATATCTTGTCCTGTTGTTTCTGCTAAGTATTTTAGTGGACCTAATTCTCGTTGGTCTTCATTGTCTATTTCTTTATTTAATATAGACATGTCTGTTCTTGTGATAGAGTCTGTTACTGCCTCTAGTTTTAAATTTACGTCGTTTCTATCATTTAAAGCACGAGCTAGCTCTGACTGTAATGCTCTTCTACTAGATGAAGATGTTGTTGTAATAAGCTGGCCTGATTCTTTATCAACATATTGAACTTGTGCTGGATTTGAAAGAGATACTCGTAAGTCAGAGATTGACTTTGATAATCCATCTTTTTCATATTTAAGATCTTGTTTAGTCTCTTCAAATCTAACCTGTTTTTGTTGCAATATCATAAGTGATTTGTCAAGTAATTCTGATTGGGTTGCTGTTGATTGATAGGCTCCAGATAAGAATCCGTATATACCACCACTAGTTATAATCATGAGAACAAAACAGGCTATGGCTAAATAAGCTCTCAATATCTTATTTATAGTGTCCCAGTATTGATACAGCAGAGATGCTACAACTAGTTTTGCAAATTCTAAAGAACCTGCCATTATAATTACTTGAAGGCTGGCTCCAGCAAATAGCTTACTTAGTCCAAAAACAGAATAGAATGCTGCAGAACCTGATACGGCTAGTGCCGACAATGCGATTAATAATGGAAGTATCCTAGCTTTCATGCTCTAATTTGACTCTATCTTCTGCCTGCTTTACTAGATTTTTAATTTTTACTGCAGTGTCTAATGTATACTGGTAGTCTGCTTTTCCAGCTCTTAATGCGTTTTCTAAACTGTAAGCTAATTGACTAGCTCGTTCTAACATGTTTTGTACTACTGTTTTGTTTTTCATAATGTTCTCCTATAACTGATTAAATGTTCTTTGTTAAAAATAAATATGTAAAAATTTTGTCTCCATTAGGACTAATCTTGTATCTTTCTTCTAGGAAATAATTTCCTCTAGATATTAATAGCTCCTTTACATCGTCTAATTTTTTTACATCCTTGCTACTTATTGCTAATTTTTCTCCAACTAACTGTACTGTTAAATATTTTCCAGCTGGTAGAGGATAATATTTTAAATTTCTTTTCTTTTTGCTATCTGTAATTGACTGTAGCTTTCTGACAAATTCTAAAATATTTTTAGGCTCAACTAGTCTCTGATTCTCTACAATTCTAGTCATATAATATTCTATTTCTGAATGGTGTAGTGTATTCCACCAAGCGTCAAATATATTTGGATCTTTAGTAAACAATTCTTTTTTGTCTTGTACATCTACCATTCTCCAAACTTGGTCAGACATTATTTCAACTTCATTATCCTCAATAAACTCAATATAGTCATCTAATTGTTCTTTATTCATTGAAGAGAAAAAATCTACAAACTCTGAGAATTGATCTAATACAGGATCTTTGTTTATAATCTTAAATAGACTCTTAGTTTGTAGAGGAGATATTCTGCTCAACAAGCTATCAATTTCGTACTTATCCTTATACTTCCAAAAATCAGAAGAAGGATCTAATACATCGTCTATTAACCAAGTTTCATTTACCATAATTTTCTTTTTAGCCACCATCACCACCCAGCTGAACTCTTTTAGCTATCTGTGACGTCTCAGACGCAAACAACTTGAAGGAAGAATTCCTAATACCCTCGTTCTATATTTTACCTCAAACCTCCGAAGCTTAAACGACATGGCTTCTCTTTACCGTTGGTTCAGGGTGCTTAAATTAAGCCGCCATCGCCATTTCAACTTGTGTGCCAGTTGTTGCAGTGATCTTCATTATATCCTTATCATTGTGTCAAATCCAGTCACCCCCATTATATTCAATTGAATATAGTTTATCACCGAGGACCATATTATATCTAAATGAATATAGTCCGTTGAGTGG